GTAGTTGCATCTAAAGTTGCGCTCGATGTATACAAAGCAACTTTAAAACTATCACCTGTACTCGCTGTGAAATTGTGCAACCCTTGTAACAACTCCACCTTAGCGGATGTACATAGTGCTTGTGTTATTGCCATCTTACTTATCTCCTATTTTAATTGATCTATCTCGGTATTCGTCAGTACGGTTTCGCATATCTTCCTGTACCAACAATGCCTGTAGTGCCTGTCCATATCGAGCTTCGTAACCCTGTACATCTGCGGCTTCTGATTTCATAAACATCGAAGCTTCTAACAAGCAGCCATATAACAGTGCTTGAGGTGCATTATCACCAATCCAAGTTGTAGTTGTGGATGCGGACAACCCTGCTGGTATATAAGTGTAACTCAATTCGATAGTCGTGTCACTACCTGGAGCTGGTACAACTGATGCTGTGTCATGATCCTGATGAGCATAATAACGAGGAGTCCCAGTTGTGGTTCTATCCCCGATATACTCATTTATAAATGAAGTGTCTTTTTGTTGTAAGTATGTTCTAACATTACTCACTATGATCTGCATTGATCTGATTATAGCTACATCGGTTGGGAGGCTAAGATAAGTGTCCCCAGCAGTTAATGTAGAAGTTGCATACTTGCGAGCGACATTAAGATCCGCTTCTCTAAGGATTCGTAGTTCCGCAAACTCAATAAAATTGCCGATTTGAGAGACGAATGTCGCTTCCTCATTCTCTGTGTAATCTTTTATCGCCTGTACTAATGTTGAATAATTCATAACGGATTATCGGTTTCCCACTGGTTATCTACTTGAGTATATATCGCTGTATTTTGATCGTTGTTATCCGGTCTAGGTTCATTTAATGCCTCTGCATCAGGGGCGTGAGTACTAGGTCTATCCTGAGGGTGTTGCGTATCGAAACACTCCCCGCAAGTTAGCAAACCATCCCACTGCTTCTTTAAATCAGTATAGGCAACTTCGTCACCGCACTGGTCACACATCGCACGGGAATGTTTACCAGATGCAAACGCCATTTAGTAACCTTTGGCGGCGACCCACTTAGTGCCGTCCCACTTATGTGGCCTACCATCTATCATTTTAGTTTCTTGATTATAAGTCGGCTGGTAGCGTAACGACTGCGGTAACCCGCCGATACCTTGCTGAGGCTGCGCCCAACGCTGCCCGAACTGCCAGTCTGGGTTGTTTTGGACGACCTGCCGCATAGCATTAAAGTTAGGAGTACCAAGTTTCTTAAATGTATCTTGTGACATACTAAACCCAGGTTGATCAGGCGTACCACCGACCCTTTGAAAGTGACGATTACCTTCCGTTACAAAAGGTATGAAGTCATTCATTGGTATTGTTCCACCATTGGGTTGTTCACTTTTTAAACGTGCTAGTGTCGCAGCTCTTGTGTCATCACCGGGTTGGGTAGGTTGTGCGCCTAACCAAGCTTCCGCAAAACCCTCCATAGCGTTATCATTACGGTAATGCACCTGCTCCCCGCTAGCCGGATCACGCATATAGATGTTGGTCGTGACTGGGTTTTTCATCTTAAACATGCCGTTCAACACAGCATCAAACGCCCCGTTCTGTAAGAAGCTCCCCATTACTTCTTCCTCCCACCGGGTAAAATATAAAGACTCGCGTTACTAGCATCTTCTTGTTTGAATCGTAGTAACTCTTCGTCATAAATGAACTTCAAATCAGATGCTCGCTCTGGTGCTACCTTAATAGCTAACGCGTAAGCAAGTCCTGAAATTACAACAGGTACTGCATTAATCGGTATGTCTAACTCATTATCATACCCGCCTACATCCTCGATGCGCTCACGGGCATAGAACCTGACTGTGTCAGTCGCATTCTCAGCAGCAGGGTAGATGTGTATAACTGAAGGGATTGCTTTCTCAAAATAAACTTGCGATGGTCTACCTTCAGTGGTCTTAGTTCGTAGACTCTGATAAGTCCCTCTGTCAATTAAACTCATAGGGGTATCATCACCGGTGCGTCTGAGTACTACATCGCTGATGTCAATGATGTTAGCCCCTAGCGTATAGGACGCTGTGCCCTGCACTAATGTCTGGGTGGTTAGCACCTCTTTCCAAAGTGGCTTATGGCTATTTTGAATTTCTTGCAGAAGCAGATTCAGACTACGCTTCGCTGTTTTAGCGTCATATCCAGATCGTAACTCTTTACCGCACCGCTCATATGCTTCCTCTATAACATCAGAAGCATCGAGATTAAAATTACTTGTGCCGCTAGTAGCCATCTTAGTTGTAAACCACCGTGCAGGATGTGATAGTAGTTAACTCTACATATATGTCAGTCGAACAGCGAAACGGAGTATGACTAAAATCACACTGCTTGGAGCCGCCGTTAGTAGTTGCTAAATCCAACAATACTGTACCGCTTGCGCCTCCATCTCTTATTTTAATACTGCCGGCGGCTAAACCACCTACATATAGAATACTAACCACGCGACCTGGGCCCGCAGTCACCACGCCGCTGCTTGTTAGTGTTGTAGCATGTGCATCGTTGTGCATAATATATTCCTGTTGTTAATTAAGTAAGTAAGTAAAGTATCCTACTATTAAACACAACTGTCAAGTATTAGTTGGGCCGCACCTACTCTTTATTGTAAGCAACAAAAAACCCCGCCGAAGCGGGGTTTCTAAGTCCTTAATAACTAAGAACTATGCACCTGCTGATCCAAATATTGAACGAGGATCAGAGTATCCAAAGCTGTAGCGTTCGCGAGCTTTGAAGCGTACATTACCAGACTCGAAGTCACCTTCCATGCCTGTTTTCATTGCAGCACGCTGGAAATGCTTCAGCCCGTTTGGAGCGTCAGTTTTTATGAACCAAGCGTCGCTATCAACAAGATAATGATTAACATCATATCCGCCTGACAGCATACCTTTCGATTTCAGAGCATTGATGTCATTAACATTCGTAGCACTATTTGAAATAGTAGTACTCAGGTCAGATTTCAATACACGCTCTGCAACGAAAGCAAGACTTGCAGGGATCACCAAAGAGAGTCCACGGACTGCTGCTTTGAGACCACGCTCATCTGTCATCTCAGAGATCTGAATAAGAGCCGACTCAAGAGAAGTCTCATTCATATCTGCTGGAGTAGTTAGCTCATTGGACATAACTCCACCACTAAGTAGTGGGTGATCTGTCGCAATCAGTTCCTTACCGTCTCCGCCTGCAAATGCTGAGTTAAATGCGTTGTTCAGAACAGACGCACCCTTAACATTCTTAGTGTGAGCCATACTACGAGCAAGTGCCTTAGTATAACGCGAAGAAAGTTTATCATAAAGATTATCTTCAATTGCCTCTTCCGTCAATGCGAAAGCAAGCGCGATAGTCTCATGCTGATAGCGAGCTGTCCAAGCTTCTTGTGCAGAGTCATAAGTAACCCCTGCGCCTTCTGCTTTAGTTGGAGCTGCTCCGAATCCACCTAACATAACCTCTTCCTCAAAAGCTCGGTCAGAACTTTCAGAATCGAAGATCATTTTGGTTTCATCACCATATTGCTGATACTCAAGACCGAACAATGCGTTCAGCCCTGGCTCTAGCTCTTTTACAAGTTGTGCGCGATTAATAGCCATAATTTAGGTCTCCTTATACGCCAGTTGCGACAGGTGCTTCACTTAACTTATGCTCTACAATCTGAACATACGCTTCTGCGTTGTCAGACTCTGAGTCATTGTCAGGTGAATCAACAAAATCAAGAATACGAAGTGTAGCAGTAGTGGTCCCTGTGGTGGAGCTAATCTCCTGACCAGAGCGGCCATTTACTGTACTACCTGCGTGTGTAGTTTCCATATCAGCAAGCTGTCCGATATCTGCGATACCAGATGCTGCTTCAAACTGTGCGCGATACGCAATGTTTGGATCACTATATACATTAGCTGTAGCATATGAACCGTTCACTGAAGTACTCGCTGCCCAGTGTGAACTGAACACTACTTCCCCGCTGTCTTTAGTATAAGAACAACCTGCGAATACACCGATTGGTTGATCTCCCTCACCTGCTACCGCGATAGTACCATCTGCTGCCTGAGATACAAGATCACCAGCGAAAATGCTTGTAGCATAGTCATCTGCGATACGCATCTCATTCATGCGAATAGTGCCACCAGTTAAATGGTAAGCAGGAGTAAACCCGTTTGGATTATTTGAATTAGCCATTGCTAAATCTCCTATTAAAAATTAAACGAAATATAATCTAATCTGCTATCGGCTACCAAACGAAGTCGTAGACTTCCTATTCGGCGCGCCCATTGGCATACTAGAATCACTTTCCCGCATGAGATTGTTGTCAACTGCGTCCATCTGTCCGTCAGTTTGTGCGCGGTAATATTCATTACGTTGCCCAACAGTCTCATCCGGGATTTTGGCAAGGATTAAACCCCCTACCCCTATAACACCTGCATGCTGTCCGTCTTGAACAGTTGGTGATGCAAACTCTGGGTGATCTTCAGCACGAACAGGCTCATAACCCTCACGCATCCGCTTACTCATATTTGTACTATCCAACTGGCCTGCGGCAGATTCACGTATCCACCTATAATGAAAACCAGGAGGTGGCTCTGGCGCATCTAACATCGAAGGCGGTGCCCAAGGTTTGTTAGAACGAGTTTCGCTATTGCGAGTTGTTGCCGCTCTTGCGGTCTTTGCTTTATTTACTGTTGCTGTCATAGTATTTACTCCTATACATATTTCGCATACTCTTTAAGAGGCACACCCAATCGATTCGCTATTGCTACCTGACTTTGTGTGAGTTTTACTTTGCGTCCACTTTTAACACCCGCCGATCTACCGGCTCCTGCTACAGTCTGGACTGGACCGTTACTTACTACTTTACTACTATTTTCTGAATTGTCAACAAATTTATGAGGGAAATTACTCTTCATATATGTATTAATCTTTCCGTAGTAGTCATCACTCTGTGGATCAAGATACTCTTCCTCCACTAATTTACGATGATAACCCAATGCTGCATGGGTCATCGCTTCATCTTCACCGAACCACTCATTAGCACTTGCCCAATCTGTAGCGCGACCATCTGGCGCAGCAGGTTGAGGGCGTTGCTGCTGCTGTTGCTGCTGCTGCTGTTGCTGCTGCGCGTAGTACTGTTGAGTCTGCGCATTAAAAGCAGGAACTTGTTTAGCTTCAGTACGAGGTGCTCGACGTTTAATCGAATCCTGCTCTACCGCCAACGCCGATAATTCTCTATTAGCTTCAACAATTAAATCAGCATCACCTGACTCAAAGGCATCTTTATATCGCTGCTTCGCAGTATCTAACTCCGCATTGATTCGATTACCGTACTCCGTCTGGAGCTGAGTATCACGCTGAACATTAACTTGGCTCTGTTGCTGTTGATATGTCTGTAACTCTTGCTTAACCTGTTGCGCATACTGCACAGCAGCGTCTTCACGACGCTTGGCTTCCTCACGCTGATAAGTGAGTTTATTAATACGCTTCTGAACCCCGTCTCCATACTCTTGAAGTTTTGGATCACTTTCTAAGTATTCCTTAACTTGGGCTTCTGCACTTACTTCTTCATCTGCTTCTACGGTAGGGGCTAGGGATAACTGATCTACCGCGTTAGCGTCTAGGTCAGCGGCTCTCGGATCCACCTCATCTTCTGGGACTTCTAATTCGAGTTCAATTAACTCATCTTCAACTACATTTTCATTAGGCATGGTATTCTCCACGTTTATGCCGAAAGTATATCTTCGGGATTATCAATAACTGCTAAAATCTCATCATCATTTAACAGGCGCATGTCACCACCGTCTATCTTAAAGCGAGCTCCCGCATAACGACCAAAAATAACCCAGTCACCTTTTTGACACCACGCTCCCTCTGGGAACTTGCCGGTATCTTTATAAGCGTCTGCGCCGAGCTCGACTACATAACCAACTACGGCCGCAAGTTTCTCACGATCTCGCGTTTCGTCAGCTAATATAATTCCGCCTTTAGTAGTTTGAGAGGGTGAGAACGGTAAAATCAACACTCTATAACCGGTGGGCATAGGTAGTTTCGATGTCTCACCTGCTTCAATTTTCTCAGGGGTAAGTAAGACCTCCTCATCAGGAAGAGGTTTATTTATATCATGTAGCGGTTTAAAGTCTGCCACGGTAGACTTACCTTCAGAACCGAAGGCTATTGCTGGTTTAGTCATCATCGACTGTCTCCATTTTCTTAAGCAGGTCTAAAACGAGTTGTTCAGCTGAAGTAAGACCTGTAACCTCTCCAACTACTCTCTGATATGACTCCCAATCTTTCACACTACCATAGGTGAGTGCTTGAGATCGGGTGTCAATCTGTGCTCGGAGCGCCTTTAATAAGCGCTCCGATAAACTTATTGCGTCCAACTATACATAACCCTTACTGCGTGGTTTAACTAACCCACCTTTTGCATAGCCTCTTTTCGTTTTCGATTTACCTAGTGTAGCACGAGCCTTCCGCTTAGCAGCAACGGCAGCTTGGCGCTCAGCAGGGGTGAGACGCTTGCGAGTCTTCTTACGAGTATTACGCGCTTTAGCCATTGCTTCAAGTTTAGCATTCGCAGCTTTGGTTACGCTATCCATATAGGTGGTACTTACAACATTACCGCTGCCAGAGCGTACCACTTCACCTCTTGTATCACGCAACGCTCCTTTTTTACGAGTATCCGCTTTATAAGTACCCGCCTTGCGAGGTGTTGTAGCTGCACGAGGTCTTGTAACGGTAGGTGACACCGCTTTAGGTTTCTCTCTCGGTAACGAAGCTAGGATAGCACCAGGCGCCGCACGCCCCGCCAGTTCCCTACCCCTTGCTTTGTTAGCTGCGGTGGTACGTGATTTACGTTTACCCAATGCTTCATTAGACCGCTTACGCTGCGCAGCAACACGGGCTTTTTGAGCGGGTGTTAGAACACGCTTAGTTCTAGTAGCGTGCTTAATTGGTTTTTTAGTATTGGATACCTGCCTAATTGGAGACTTCTTACGGGCGACCTTAGGTTTAGCAGTCGTTGTGGTCTTAGGTTTAGCCGTAGTTGTAACCTTAGGTTTAACAGGCCCACGAGGTTTAAGCTTATTCAACTGACCTAGTGTAGTTGTCTTCTTGTCCAAACCTCTGAATGTTTCACTAGGTCCTTTCTTAGGTTTTGGAAACTTACCCGCTGTTGACTTAGGTGGAGTAGTTGATTTCAAGAAACCAGGCTTCGCAGTTGGTGTTAATTTACGAGCCTTACGAGGGGTTTTACCCTTAGTAAGCTTAGTAGCATTGCGCGCTTTCGTCATTCTCTTTAGTTTATCAGACCGCTCTACAGCCTCAGCTTTCTTGAGTTTGTTCTTTGCCCTGGTTTCCGCTCCTTTCTTAGCGGAGGCCGCTTTCTTAGCTCTCTCGGCTTTTAATTTAGCTGAGCGCGCTTTACCGGCTTTAAACTTCTGCATAGCAGTAAGCTTTGGAGTTTTAGTAGAATTACTAGCACCCTTCAAGTATCGTTTAGCCCTGTTAATCAAACTTCCTATTCCCTTACCTTTTATACCCATTATATTACCCCTTATCGTTTATGTGTCGTACCCTGTGTAGCACAGCCGCATCCTGCGGTGTGCGCCCTACCCTTTACTAAACCACCTTTTGCATAACGACGTGCTCGGTTGCCCGATTGCTCATAGTTACGTTTATTCTGTTTCATATCTTTACGTGATTTCTTCACTTGCGCCTTACGGTCCTGATACGTGGCATCCTCTTCAGGACTACCTACCACTGCTGAATATATATCAGCAACGTCGTCTAAATAAGGAATCTGACCTTTACGTAAGTCATCCGCTGCCAGCGCCCACCCAACACCAGGTATTAGTTTCCCACCTGCTTTACCGAGTGCTTCACCTGCTTTACCGAGTGCTTTGAGAACCTTTTTAGTTTTACTCGCAGCACCTTTAGTTTTCTTTTTACCCATTACATCGCCCCTTGTTGATTAAACTGCTGTTGCGCCTGCATCTGTCGATCTTCCTG